AACTGTTCCTTCCACTGGTCTTGAGTCCTGTTTGAAGCCTTTGGGATGGAATAGAACGGATGGTTTTTGTCGGGGAAGTCCTTACCCTCATTGTCAATAAAGTCAGTCTGTGTGGAGACGAATTCAGTGAACGGATTCTTTTTAAAGACCTCTAGACATTTCTCGACGAACCTTGGGTCGAGGGTGTCATCCGCCGACAGGGGAATGAAAAACTCTCCCTCAGCCATAGCTAACATCGCATTTTGCGCGTCCATCTGACCACGGTTTTCATCGAACTTGATGAACTTGATCCTTGGGTCTGAGAACTCCCCCATGACCTGTGCGATGTTGTCCGTAGAGCAATCATCAAGGACTATGATCTCCAAGTCTTCAAAGGTCTGTTTGAGAGCCGACCCCACAGAATCGGGCAGGTAGTTAGCCATGTTGAAACATGGAATGCCTATCGTGACCTTCCCCGTCACAGGAGGAAGTAGCAGCTTGTGCCTCTCTCTCACGGATTTAAGCTCTTCCTGGGCCTTCTCTTCGGAGCTTTTCGCCCTCACCGAATTACTGATGTCCTCTTTACAAACGGCCCATCTGACCGGCAGGACTCTTCCCTCGTGCTTTTCGAAGAACCGGCAGTACCATTCGTGGTCCGTGAAGATGTTAAGGTTGGGATCGAAATACCCGATGGATTCGAAGACTGACCTTCTCCACAAAGCAGAACAACTCCCCAGAGGCACTTGCTCAAGTAACAGAAGGGTTTTAAGCCAAGACTCCTGCGATCTGTTGTGAGCCTTCATGAAATACTGCTCCCACGAAGGTCTCGGACCCATTTCTCTGCACTGAACCGTCCTTCCGTTCGAGTATTGAGGCAGTCCCCACACACAATCTACTCTTGGGTTCTCATCTAGAAACTTGACCTGATCCTCGAACTTTGAAGGATGGAGCTTTTCATCCGCCGCCAGGGGTTGAATAAAGTCTCCAGTAGCGTGTTGGAAGGCCCAGTTTATCCCGTGAGGAATACCTAGGTTTTTAGGGAAGACCGTCAGTTTTATACGAGGGTCGTTGATCTTTTCTATCACCCCTTTGATGTCTTCGGTTGACCCATCATCGACAAGAAGCATCTCCCAATCTGTCAGGGTTTGAGCCCTCACAGATTCGATCATCTCCACCAACCATTCGGATTGATTCAGAACCGAAGCGCATACAGAAACCTTAGCCATCAACTTTATCCTCGCAGTATTTGCAACCTTGTGGTTCGTGGGGAAGCCCTATCGCATGGAACCAATAGCAGACTCCAGGCATACCGTGAGCCTCGTATATCTTCTTAAAGTAGTGCTGAAGCATCATCAATGATTCCGATGATTGAGTCTTGTCGGGTGACAATGTATTCCTCTCCTTCGATGTATTTCACCATGTGGGCGTTGGTAGAGAAAATCACCTTATCTCCGGGTTTTACTTCCATCGGCCACTGACCCTTGGGAGTCTTCTTACCTTTACCACACCATTTCACGTAACCAATGTCTTCTGTAATGTCAACAGACTCGGGTAACACAATCCCAGAATCGGAGATGTCGGAATACTCCGCTCGTTTAATGACTACTATGTCGCTCAACGGATCAAGTTTCAAAATGACTCCTTCTAGGTCAAGACCCCCTCTTTCGAAGGGGTCTCAATCTAGGCGCTGAAGGTGACGTTAATCAACCCCATAGTGCTAAGAGCCGTACACAAACTCGAAGCCAACGCGCCGGACGAAATCGACCCTGTAGCGGTCTGTTTCGTGGCTCCGGTGGTGACTCCGTAGAAACCGATCAGATCGGTTGAAGCCGCTCCCAAAACGGTACCCTGGGAGTTCTGATCGGACAGCTGTTTTACTGCTTGGCTTGTAGTAGCCATATTAACCTCCTAGACGAACGGCAAGTTCGTCGTAGTAGACCGTGGTTCCGTACAGAGTATCAATACGAGTCGGGAACACGTCGTTGTTGATGTCGTATGCCCTGATGACTCTCATAGAGATGTTTCTGTAAGTCTCTCTGGCCGCAAAGTCCACCCCTTGAGGGATTTCAAGAGGCACCATCACCAGACCAAATGCATCTCTAGTAAATGCGAGGTTCTGCACGAACGTCGAGGCTGCTGTGGCAAAACCACTAACTAGAGAAACTTTCCCTGAAGCGGTAGAAACTGTCCCGTTGGTAACGTTCTGATACGGTCCAGATGTGACCATCGCGGGGGAGATTTGAAGTACGGCAGTAGACGCCGCGCCCGGCTGGGTGGTGGCGGTAATGACGAAGTTCTTCAAAGACCCCGTGGACTGTCTGTTCTGGGGATTGATTGCAAACACCGTACCGAAAGTCACCACTTCTCCGATCTGGAACACGTCGGTCGAATTAAACCCGACAGTGGAGATCGAAGACCCCGATTGAGAAGCAGGGGCGTTAGAGACTAGAGCGTTGGAAGAGATGTGGATGTACGAAGAGACCGAAGGAATGTTCTGGTCCATATACACCTCGTAATTCCCTACCGTTGCCAGATAACCCTTTACCAGGGCTTCTTTTGCGGTGGGCATTACGAAACTACCCGTGAGGCTGTTTGAAATCGACCAGTAAGCCGCAGGATTAAACACCATCGTCCTGTTGTCTTGCGGGGCCGCGTTTTCATCCTGCCTCTGACCAACCAGTTGAATCGAGGTCGAGAAGAACGCCGGAGTCGTCCCCGGAGTACCAACAAAGTTGGATACCCCCGAGAAGTTCTGGAGCACGTCGAAGTCGATCTGGTTCGCCATCCCTGCCATAGCGGGTTTCAGGTATCTCTCTGAGAACTCTTCAACCGTAAGGGTCAAGTCCTGAGAGGTGAACTGAAAGGCTACTTGCTTCTGTTTGTTGATGGTAATCGAGACCGAAGGCTCAGCAATATCCTGAACCTGAAGTCCCGGGCCGTTGGCAACCGTGAAGCGGTTGGGCTTCCGAATGGTGAGAGAATTCCCGATCTTTACGAACTGATTCTCAAACTTCCGGTTCACCCTGTTCGCCGCAACCAGGTTGTTCTCCAGGATCACCAGGCTTTCTTTGGTGATGATCGATGGAGTAAGTAGTACCTGTTGAGACATTTAAGACTCCTTGGGTTAGTGCCTCACCCCAGGTCTCACAGAGTTCAATTCCTTCTTCCTGCGTGCTGCGTACTGCTCCATCGATTCCTCTTCAGGTGATGGGGCGGTTTCAGAAGACTTCGAAATCGGCGAGATCGGCTTGGGTGCGGCCGAAACGGGCTTGGGTTTCTCAGGGGCTTGGGTAAGCCTCGCTGTGATGATTCCAAGCTCAACTAGCTGTCTCGCAACGTCGGGATTTCCATCAGGTGCTTTGTACGAGGAGATGCGCTCTGCTTCTGCCGGGTTCTTCCCGAGATAGTACTGAATGTCAGGGCCTTGTTCGGAGTTGAGAATCGCGTAAGCCATAGGGAATGAGACCTGAACCTCGGCAGACTCCGCTACTTCTGCGTAGTCGGGGTATTTTGCTCTGGCAGTCTCTACCCGCTTATTGAAGGCGTCTTGCACGGCTTTTTGCTGTGTAAGAACGACCTCCTGTTCGCGCTTCTTGTTCTCTTCGTCAAGCCTTTGAGCGACCCTCTTGTCGGCGATCCACGCTGACTTGGCGGCAATCCAGTCTTCCACCGCGTTGTCATAAGCATCGGGATCGCCAAAATCGGCACTCTTGGGCTTGAGAGGTTCTGTTTCAGTCTTTGCAGGTTTTTCAGCAACGCCTGTTGCTCTTTCCAACGCTGCCAATATCCTGAGTTCTCGGGCTTCTGCGGCTTCGCGGGCGCGTCTTTCGTCTTCCCGTTGTCGCGTCAGCTCATCGATTCGTTTCTGAACACCTTTCGCGGGCTTCTTAGCCTCTTCAGGGGTCGCGGATGAATCTTCCGAAAGTTCCTTTGCCGGTTCTGCTGGTGCCGTATCAGCAGCCTTTGGCGTTTCCTTGTCTGCGGCTGGCACATCCTTTACCGGGGATGCGTCCGGTTGAGTCTCGATAATAGGTACGTCGCTGGTTGCCGAAAGCGCAGGCTCATTCGTGGGCAGCAGGTCCAGCGTGATTCCTTTGACTATTTCCATGTATCTTTCCTTCCATCAACTATTTCTGCGAGTTTGTAGCAAGCTCTTACACGAGGAGTTACTTTCCCCGAAGGCCAGAAATGAACTCGCCCTTTAGACACCTTGTCCCTATATTTGTAGAGCTGATGCTCCATCCTCAACCATTGGTATGGTTCAAGAAGACGCTCTCTGGCGCATCTGACGAGAACATCGCACAAACCAACCTTAACGTAATTACACTGGCGCAATGTCTCTCCGATAACCGCCCACGCTTCGGAATCACTCATCAACTGTTTCATAATCAATGCAGCATGAATAGGGTGGCGACTTCTATTGCTTCTTCCTCTTCCTCGGCTTCGAGCCTTTCGATCTCTCGAACCCTTTGAATCTCGCGTAACCTCTTGCCTTCCTTCACCACAGACTTGAGATCGAGGCTTATCTCCTTCGCTATCTCACGAACCACCTCTTTGTCAAGCTTTATCGGTTGTAAGGCTACACTAGGTAAGGTGGTTAGTACACGCTCACGTACTACCTCTAGTACCTCAGAGCGCGTCTCAGCCTTCAGGGGGGGTAGAGACTTGATGATCCCCAGTTCGATCCTCTTGGCGCGTTCTAGTGCTTTTAGGCGCTGTTCCTTCTCATCTGGGGGGCAGTATTCGAACCATCTACACCTCTCCCAAGGTGTGAGGGCGGGACCATAGACCTGATTAGAGACTACTGGCGGGGGCGGGGGAGGAAGAGCGCCCTGGCCGTATCCTAATGTCGTAACCAGACCTATGGTCCCAATCTCAAAACCCATCGTGACTACGGAACCTATGCTCATGCGGTCCTCGAAATCAGGCTGGGTGAAGTGGAGGAGTCATATCCGTAAGTCACCGCACCGGGTAGATGGCTTGTTACGCTATTCAAAGTCCTCGTCGTCCCAGAGTTCGAGGCTTCGGTGATGTTCGCTACAAGCTCATACAGTAGCTGTGCCGGGGTGCCTGTGGCATTTACCCCACGGTAGGACTCCGCAAGAGCAGTCGTAAAGTCGGTAGTCGCGTATCCGGTCTTATCCAAGTTTGTAGCTGTAGTGACGTTGACTCCCATCGAGGAGACATTCACTGATCCTGAATATCCTGTTTTGTCGTTGTTGGTATTGACCGTCACCCCGCCTGAGACTGTAGTTACGTTCGAGAAAGACAACCCCGATAGAACGACCGTGCTTGTAGGGTTCAGGATGTTCGACAAGTCCCACCCTGTTGCTACTACACCAGGGCTGGTAGTGACTATCGCCGACCCATTAACCGAGGTGACGTTCACCGCGCCTATAGAGACCGACTGACTTGAGATCGAGAGCGAACTGAAAGCAACGGTTGAGTTTGGATTCGCCGTCCTACCAAGATCAAAGACCGTGGCGAAGATTCCGGCTTGAGTCGTCACCGCCGCCGTCCCGACAACCGAAGTCACATTAACCCCGGTATTCACAGACGAGACGCCATACCCGGATTTGTCAGCTACAGAAGAGACTCCTACGGCTATGGCAAAGGATGACACACCAACCCCAGAGGTCACGTTTGCGGTAATGACTCCGGGGCTTGTGGTGACTATCGCTGATCCGTTCACCGAGGAAACATTGACCCCCGTATTTACGGAGGAAACCCCGTAACCTGCTTTGTCGTTGTTGGTCGTCAGGAACGTCGCGGTAGTGGCGAGGTTTATAGAAAACCCCGTTAGGGCGAGCGTGCTTGTCAGGTTTGCAGTCCTCCCCAAATCCCAGGCTACCGCTTGAATCCCCGCCGCCGTTGTGACCGCAGGACTGTTAACCACTGAGGTTACGTTAACCCCGGTATTAACTGAAGAGACTCCGTACCCAGCTTTATCAGCGACCGTAGAAGCGTTCACAGACCCACTCAGGAAAGTAGATATGGTCTGACTGGACATCGCGGTCTGATTATCAGTCGCCGTGAGTTCAATCAAAATCGGTAGAGGAGCCATCGAAGGGGCGAGACTTAGATGTATCGCCGCTGAACTACCTGATAAGAAAACCCCGTCAGGAGGACAGAACTGATACCAACCCAAAGCGTTTGTAGAGAGAGCCTGGACAAAAGAGGACACACCGAACGTCCCCAAAGTCCCTGTGGTACACGTCCCAGAGGACACCGCCGCCATGTTGCTTCTGAACCACGCAAAGGTCACAGAAGAGGCGACGATATTGGCTAACCCCGCCCCGGTAGAGACAGTGGCGTCGTTCACAAACACTTCAAGTATCTGTGAAGCTGATCCGATTTTCCTTGAGATTAACGGCATTTAGTGAAGCCTCTTCCCAAAGACTCCGGATGTTCCATCACCCGCCCAGTAGTATTCAATCCTCAACGCAGACCCTCCAGCGGCTGCGGCCTGGATTCTTACCGCCATCTGCATATCGTTCCCGGCAGATATAGTCCCGTCATTGAACTGATGAACCCCGGCAGTCCCGGTTGCGTATCCGGCGATATATCCCGGAGAGTTGGTGTTATCGACATTTAACTGACTCGGAGTGGTCGAGTTCCAGTTTCCATTGGTGACATTGGCTGCAAGTAAGAACGTCGCGTCATTCGCTGTCAGGTTTGCAGGCGTAAGGGTGATGTTTGTAGAGACCGAGACAGAAGTAACCCTGTCCGCCGCCGCTGAAGGGGTGCTTTGATTGGCTCCTGTGTAGCAAGTGATGATCCCGTTAACATGTCCTGAGGCTGAGTAACCAAACCTAAAACTCCCATTCCCAGTAGTAGGTGCGGGGACAGCCCAGATCGAAACTAGAACATTCCCCGCCGACCTTGAGCTTGAGACCTGAGCCGGCGTCCCTCCTAGAGACCACGTAGCAGAAGTAACCGTTATGGTGGCTGAACTTATCGCCACCGCACCTATGATCGTTGGACTCAGACCTCCGCAACTGATCGTTACCAGCGAATTAGTAGTCGTCGCCGGAGAGATATTGGCCGAGGCTGAAGAAGCAACGGCCATTATTGTTCGCTCATCTCCATCTCATAGACCTTTCCACTGGGCCCTTTCATCTTTCCTGTCCTTTTCTTCGGTTTGGCCTGAGCCTTCAAAGCCTCCCCAACACCTTTGAGTGCTTCGGCGAGTTCCTTATGGTCGGTCGCCCTAGAAGGCGCGTCTTTCTTCTCTTCCTTGGGTTTCTCTTTGAGAGATTTCTCAAGGTTATTCACCGCTTCAGCAACCTTCTGCATGTCGTTATAGACCTTCTCGGAGGTCTGAAGACCTGCTTTTTCAAGATCAGCCACGATCTTCGTCAGTTTCGCCTCAAAGTCGTTCTGTATCTTCTGCCGTTGATTCGTAATCTCCTGCTGGTGTTGACCCTGTTCGGTCTGTTTCTCACCCAGTAAGTGAAGGGCTTGCTTATGTTGACCTGTTAGTTGTTGGAGTTGTTGGTTCATACCCATGAGTAAGGCTTTAGCCTCCGGAGGCCAGTCGTTCATGTTCTTGCCCAAAACGCCCTGTAGTTGAGGCGGGAGCATCGCTGCGAGTCTTGTGGATATTTCCTCAGCCCCAGGCCAGTCCATGTTCTTCGCTATCAAATCCCCAATGATCGGACCCGACTGAGGGACGGCTTTCATAAAACCCAGCATAGAATCGGCTGCTTCAGCCCGTTTAGTGGCGTAGGAAGGCCCTATCGTCACCGCAACCGCATAAGTCCCTAGTTTGGGGTTGTAGAGCTTCTCCATCTTCCCCGTTAAGGGGTTATGTCTATCCTGATGAGGGACGCCTAGGCTGGGGTCGATTCTGACTTGATCTTCTGAATCGTCTTCTCTGAGGATGGTAAGGGATCGTGGGGTGTCGTAGATTTTGGGGATGATATCGATGAGGATTCTCCCCGTATGCCTGAGAGACCGCGCGAGATTATCGACATAGTGAAAGTTTCCAAGGTCGCCGGTACGCTTGAGCTCACGTAGAGCTTTCCCGGATTCGTCATAGAGTCTCTCCTGTAGGGTCGCATCAAACCTTATTCCGGTTGTAGCTTGCATATCCTGAGCAGCGGCGATCTTCGCCTGTACCACACCAGCAGGAGGCCCGGCGAACTGCTGTCTCTGAGGGGGAGGGGCGGGCTTACCGCTTACAGAACTTGCCTTGTAAAGAAGATACGGATACGCCTTGTCGTTGGCTTGTTTCCACCTCTGTTCATGACCTTCAACCTGCCCCTCCTCCATGATGTAGGGAGCTTTGGGCATCAAAGCTACTTGTTCAGTTTCTGAAGTAACCCAGTAGTTGTACATCCTCTGGGAGTCTTTGGCGTCTCGAATCAAACCAGCCAGGACGACCTTCCCCTCAACGTCAGTCTCATCGCCTATGACTTTGACTATGGGTATCCACTTACCCAGCCAGTCGTTCTCCTCCAGAACCTGCTTACCGGACATTTTGCACCACTTGATCTTCTTGACCTGAACCTCTCTGGTATTTTCAGGCTCTTCAGTTTTTAGACTTTCGTCTAACTCATCCTCCCATCCAGTGTGACCGTTCTTTAGATGAACCAGCTTTCTTGTCTCGGTCTCGAAGTAGAAATACTCCGCTATCCGAACGTGAGACTGTGTAGTCCAGTTCTTGAACTCATCCCCCATACCCCCCTCTTCGTATTGCATGGGGTCTTTCCCAGGGAAGGTCGCCTCGAACTCAGCCCTCGGTATTAGGTCTGTGATAAACCCGAACTGAGCGTCTGATCCGTCCGGTTCCTGGAGGTCCGGATCGAGATAGACCCTAAAGGGGTTACGTATACGCCCGATTCGGATAACTTGATCAAAGCTATCCTCATCTTCATATTCGGTGAGGACTCGCCAATACCCCCATCCGTTACTGACGGCGGAGTCAAAGCCTGTGTCATAGGCAACATCAGCATTACTTTGTCGCTCAATCTGGCGTATGAGCCCCTTGAGCATCTTCGCAGTATGCGGGTCAGAACGATCTCCCTCCGGGGAGACGTTGATAGCGGGGCGGTTTTGTCTCTGGTCATTGGTAATTTGATGAACAAAGGTCTTCATCTTGTTGACAGTCAGACAAGGCCTTTTCTGCGTCGTCCTGTCAGCCTTGATGGCATCGGGCCACTGATCCCCAGACTTGAACTTCAGGTCTTCAACTGCCATCTTCCTGTTGACCGCTTCAGCAGCTATGCACCTGTCGAACCTCTTCCTGACAAGTCTCAGGAACTCGTCATCATTCCTCGCCTTCTTCTCAGTCTTTGCAGAAGGGGCGCGGTCGGTTACAGCAGCTTCAGCCACGTCTCACCATCTTTTATGTAGATATTCGATAGCTTGCACAAATGCCTCAAAGACCTCAGAAGCTCGATCAGCCGGTCAGGAGAAACATCCGGCACTTCACGGGCAATCCGGAAAGAGGGATCAAGACTGATCATCATGGGTTAAGCCTTTCAGACCACATACTCATCAAACTCGATCTCCCCGGGGGCTAGACCTTTCTGCATCAACTCAATCACCTTTTCCTTGAACTGCTTGCGTCTTTTCACCTGTTCCTTATCTACTGGAGCTTCGGCAAAGTACGACCCAGTAGAAGTAGTCGCCATGTACGTCACCATCCGCTCATCACGGGTGATGTCGTAGAACTCGAATTCGTTGAACTTAACGATTAACTGCATACTCCGTCCACATCTTGTACATGAACTCCGGATACGGGATTGTCGGGCAGTAGGCTTCAAACGACCTCAGAATTGCATAGTGAAGAGCCCAATCCAATATCAACCCATCAGGAATCGCGCTCTTCCCCCAAGGTTTCCCACGGCGAATGCGTTTAGCTATGCGCTCTGTGAGGCATCTCATACATCACCAAAGGAAATGGACCCGCCATAGAATAACCACCGAAAGCCGATAGACCAGTAACCACCGCCTTGAGTCCTGTCACCTCCCCTTGTGATGATGATCTGTGGGATTAACCAGCATTGCCAGTGAGTCTTCGACCAGTAGGAAACTGTCTTCACGCCGCCATCCAGGATTGGGAGTTATCGTCTTTGGAGTAGGTCACTATCTCAACCGCTTCTTTTGTTTGGATAGGACTGAGTTTATGCCCTATGGACAAGTATATATACGCCTTGGAAGCATGCGATGACCAATCATGAAAAGGTTCATCCGCAAAGCAGTACCGCTTTTCAAGCCAAGGATAGTGGTAAGCGCTCAATGCAGTTCTTCCTCGTTCAGTCCTTTTCGCGTCGAACCAGCAACGACTAAAGAATGCACGCGCGGCGTTGATGCAGTCTTGCCCTGTGTCCTTAAGGGTACGATCTTCGAATTTGAACCCAAGCGCCCTCGCCTGCTCCCGCGTCGATTTCCCATTAGCCGCAAAGTGATGCTGTTCGATGTCATGAGGACCGTTATGCGTACCCCAAACATAATCCATTCCCTGCAAGACTTTGACATAATGGTCAATCCCTATCCCTGTGCCTGAGTTTTCGTAGTAATCTATGACATGGACTTCCTTCCCCGCGTTCTGAGTGAACCAGATTGCCGTAGCATCTGATGTCCCTATATCCCACCATGTGTCTACAGGGTATTCTGGTTGGTAAGGAACCCCACATATCCTTCCCTCTTTCTCCGCCTTCTCCATCTGCCTTCCAAAGACCGACCCCTGCTGAACCCCTTCGAATGAACAGTAATACTCCTGTTGGATAAGCTCTTCACTCATCCCCTCCCGACGTTCCTTGTCAATGTCTGAGGGGTCGAGAGCCTTTGTCTGATCGATTGTAAGAACTTCGGCGAACCACTCAGGGTTACTCTTAGCCATTTGATACAGGCTGTATCCGTGGTTCTTCCCCCTGGGGGTGTAATCGAAAATGGCCCATCCACCATTCTCACGCAGAATTGGTCGCATGTAATCCCAGGCCCGAGGGTCTTGCATAGCGTATTCGCTAAAGACGCATCCGATGGGATTGGTTCCGAGTACGGAATCGATATTGTCAGTCCCGATGAGCTGAATGGCTGAACCATTGACTAACTCTACCCGCAACTCCGTCTCGTTCTTGTTCTTGACGATCTCACGTGGGATATGCCCCATGAAAGGAAATCCTTCCCTGTCTCTCCCATCCCATAGAACTTTCTTCGCCTGAGCATAAGTGGGGAACATATAGAAGTACGTTCCCACCCGTTGAAACGCTGCCTTGCAGACGTAGTTGATGAATGTCTTTTCCTTACCGCTTCGCCTGTGCCAGACCGCTACCGCCCTCTTAATGCCTGAGTCCAGTGCTTGTAGGATCGGGAGCTGGTAGGGCCTTGGAACATAGTTGAAAGGTATCGTCAGCATTTATGCGGGTGGGCGAGAGCAACTTACTAAAAAGCTCTATCCCGGAATATTTCCTATCAATGAAACATGGCTCCAAGAGAAGTTAAGGCAAATGCAAAGCGCTATTCTTCGCATTCAGGAGTTCGAGCGCCAACTTGATCTCGGGCTTGAAGCATTGCACGGAAAAGGTCAGTAACAAACAATCGTGGGTCGTTGTCTGGGTCGCCGAACTGCATGAAGGCATTTACCCCAGCTCTAACCATCTCCTCAGTAATCTGAATATCCGGCCTTGACATATCTCGTTGGCTCTTTTAACCGACGCTTCTCCAGAAACGTCCCAAAGCACTCAGTGGGTTTGGTGATCCCGCACGCCCGACAAGTCTTCGAGTTTTGCGGTCTCTGGTGTTCGTAGTTGTGAGGGATGGTAAGCAATTAGTCCAATCTGCAGTGGTTGTCCGTCTGCATCACTAGCGGTTATATCTGTAGCCTGTAAGGTAGGCATTACCCTGCTTAGTAATATCTCAGCCGCGCGTATTTGGGTGCTGCTCATTTCCAGCCTACCAAGCACATGATTTCTAAGGTGATTTATGAGCATGCTGGCGCGTATCTTTTCACGCCATTTCTCGTGCAGGGTCACCTTGCTTGATCTAGCGGCCATGCCTGTGGATATCCTGTGGATTCACGTGGATCATCAGGCTTTCCCTCTTTCGCAACGCTCCGTAAGTTTTCGTGCGCCCCATTGACTGATGCCGCCAAAAGGACGGAAGACAACGTGTAGCAAAATCCAGTTTACAAGATCGTCTATCATTTCCTCAGTCTATACCCATCGGTCTCGATGTCGTACTCGTAGGATTTACACCTGAGATACATCTGCTCAAATGTTATACCTGGGTACCAGAGGTTTCTTAGCCACTTAGCCACGAAGTCTTTGAGCGCTCTTGGGGCTTGAGTTGCCGATTTTGTAACTGCCGCCTCTAGAGTTACCCGTGGTCATCCTCTGGGCTTGAGGGGTGGGCTTAGACCCACCGCCTGTCTGACCCTTACCGTGGATTTTGTTCCCTTGGGGATCGTTCCCGTAGACTTTGTTATCAGGGTCTTGGGAGTTGGGATTGAACTCCTGGACCTTTGACCACTTCCTCATGACTACTTCCCGATCTTGTTCATTGGCCGAATCCTCTGAGCGCTTGAGGGAAAGCTCGAAGGAATCGTGAACTTCGACCCGCTCGGGCGGCTTCCAGAGCCTGTTGAGGTATTCTGACCCGCCGACCGACCACCGGTACCACCTTGCTTCACTGACTTTGCTTTCATGATTTTTCCTTGAGTTAGAAGAAAAAAAGCCCCATCGAAT